AAACCTGCTGCGACGTAATCTTCCCACCACTCGCACCAGGCTTCGCCGTCTTCGTTGACTCTTTCCTCATTGAAAAAAATACAGTTACCACACGCGCGACCCTCTGGAACATCTTCGGAGCTTGCGGGACGGTAGGCGTCAGGCAACCCACCGCCTGGGGCGTCCTCAAGAATCTCTTCAAGGTCGCTCAGTGCCATCAGTCAACCTCGTAAACGTCTTTGGGGTTTGCGGGGTCTATCTGGGCGACACCCTGTAGTTGAACCGACGGGACTCCGGTGTGGCCGATTGGCTCGATACCGACCGCGCTGAGTGACTCGGCAGGATCATATCCTGCAAGCACGAGGGTCGTTGCCATCTTGATTTTTTTCTCTTCAGCAATGAGGTCTGCGGCTTCAATGTTGACGTTGGCAAGTGGCACCCGCACATTGTTTGCGGCTGGGTCATCAATGTCGGGTAGGTCTTCGAGCCGGCGAACCTCGTTCAGGGAGATCGCGCCCATCTGAACCATTGTCGAATATGCTGCGGTGCGGGTTTGAATATCAGAACGGACAAGCCCGGTCAGGTTGAACTTGACGAAAGCGTTTTCCCCGTTCGGGTATCGAGTCATCAGTGTCGAAAATACCTCTTCGAGTTTCTGAACAATAGGCAGAATTGTGAGCTGTAGGAACTGAAGACCGTTCGCTTCGACACTGGCGTAGGACATTGTTCCGGCAATGTTGAGCAGGTGTCCTGGAATGTTGAACGCACGGGCAACATCTTCCACAGCCATTCTGCGGGCTTCCAAATTCTGGGATGCCTGTGGGTCTACTTGTGTCGTTTTGAACGATGCGCCACCGGACAGGATCCCTGTGCGATGGCCTCTTCGCCATCCACGATGTTTGGCGTCAAAGTTTTCTCGCAAGTTTTCGGCCTGCTCTTGTGTGAGTGTTCCGGGGAACTCAATAACACCGGCAAGGTTTGTGCCGTTTCCCAGAAATTGGGCTGCGAACTTTTCGAGGGCAAGGGCAAGACCAAAGTTTTCTTTCAGAGCTTCAACTCGAGAAACGCCACGGACTTGACCGGGACGGACAACATCGGGAATGAACAAAACGTCGGAACTGGTCAGGGGTTTTGATTCGCCTTCAACCTGGAAGTTCAACAGCCCCTTAGCGTTACGGGTGACGATAACAGATCGCGGGTTCAAAACAACTAGGTTCAAAACTCTTCCGCGAGTATCAGTGAAGACACGAACGAAAACGTTCCCGTCAATCAAAAGCGAAACGATTACGGAATTGTAGAACGCTGTGCGAGGCAATGCGACGTCGGGTTTTGAAACCCATTCGGGTCGTGGCATGTACGGTTGACGTTGCCCAGCTTCACGAACAAAGGCTTCGAGTGGAAGTGTCGAGATCGAGTTAGCAATTAGGGCGACGGCGCTGTAAACAGCGTTCACCTCAAACGCAGTCTTCGAGTCAATAGCGGTGTCGGCAAGTGTGCCAAAAACAACATCGTCGCCTGCCGCAAAAATTGACTGATAACTCGTCGAGCGTTGCTCAAACAATCGGTTCAATACCATCTAGCTTCTCCCCAGTGCGAGGCCGGTGAGAATGAGGAACACGCCCCCGACAATCAGTCCGGCTATAATTGAAATCATTGCGGCCCCGACTGTAATCGCTATCATGCCTGCGACTTGAATAATGGTCGACATTTTTCCTCTATCCAAAAAACTCGGGAACAACTACGTCTATCCTACCGCCTGACGCGCGGTCAACCGCAAGGATGGCTGCAACGGCTGCGTCAATCTTCCTCGGACTGTTTGGGTTTTCTTTCTTGATATGCGGGCCGGCAGGTGTGAGCTTTGTCGCTGTGTTGCCGATATGCCTGGTCAGGACAGGGTTGTCGTCGTGTTGCAAACGTCTTTCTGCGACTGCGTCAAAGAATATCGCGCACGCCCTGATCATGCGTTGCGGTGACTGTGGGAATGCGACGACAGGCAATCCTTTGTTCTCGAGTACCTCCATCGACCTGGCCCAGCGGTACGGGTCGCAAGCTATTTCTCGAACGCGATGGTTTTGACAAAAATCCAAAATTGTTTGTTCGACCTCGCCAATATCGACACGCCAGTCAACTGGATCGCGTTCGAGATCCTTCTCCCACGCTTTCACCATAAAAACTTTGATCGGGTCTTCGGCTGTTTCTGGGACGACCGCGCCCACGATAACTGAAGCGTCACCGTTGTAGGAACCGTCGAAGCCGAGAATGATTTCGTCGTCAGGGTCGATTGTGAACTCTGTGGCGCAGTCATCCCACGCCCCTGCGGGCAGCCAAGTCTCTACCGATGACACCCACTGGTTACACCGTTTGATTCTGAACTCGGCTTCGGGGGTGCGCCGTAGCGCTGACTCAAAATCGGATTCGGCATTGAGATCTCCAAAGCCAGGGTTAGCTTCCCGCCAAGTCTCTGGCAACCTGTGGTCGCCTTCCGATTCCCACCAGGCCATGAAGAACGTGTCGTCGACGTCTTCACCTCGGGCTAGTTTCTGGCCGTACTGGTACAGGGTGTACGCAATGGAGTCTTTGCCGTGACGATCTGACCGGACGCCTGCTGTCGTGATGGCAATGAGGGTTGACAGTTTCCCGCGGGCACCCATTGCCAGAGAGAACACGTCAAACAGTTCGCGGTCTGGCTGCGCATGTAGCTCATCAAAAATAACGGTGGTCGGGGACAGTCCCTCTTTGGTTACTGACTCGGCTGACAGGACACGGTAGACGGAGTTCAGGGCTGGCAACTCAATGGCATCTCGATACAGTTTTGTGATTGCAGACAATTCAGGGGATGCTTCAACAACCCGTTTCGCATCCTGGAACACAATGCGGGCCTGATCTTTCTCGGCTGCTACGGAATACACCTCGGCACCCTTTGGGCCCAGAATGAGTGAATACAAACCAATCATGGAACCGAGCGCCGATTTTCCTGATTTCCTCGGCATGCCCACAAGACTGACCCTGTTGCGTAGGCCGTCGTCGTCCCATGCGAACAAATGTTCGACAAGGCTTTTCTGCCACGGGCGCAATATCAGTGGGCTGCCAGCCTTCCCCGCGACAGAATCTTTTGTAATCTGGCCGAAGGCTTCAACAAAATTGACGACAGGTTCCTTATCCTTCCCACGCTCGATTGCGGTCTCTGGGATAGGTGTCAGCCAGCGTGGTGGCCAGCTCTCAATCCCGGTTGGCACGACGTTCCATCAATTCCTCGAGAGCGGATTTTGCTCTGACCTCGGCAACGCCTAGACGTGACCGGTCGGACGGGGTGAAACCAAGCAGGGACAGGTTCGAGACGATGAGCCTTGTCAGGTTGTCTAGCCGTCTGGCCATCTGCATATTGTTTGACTGCATGACCTTGATTCGCAAATTCCATCGTTCGTCAACCATTTCACAGGTCATCAGTAAGAGTTCGAGGTCTGTCTTTGGGCTGATCCAGGTTGCGCCTGCCGACCAAACACGTTCCCATAATTCTGTGCCGGCCTGGAGCAACGGTCGGGGTGGCTCTGGAACTCCGTCGATAGGTTCGAGTGGCACAAGAGTCCCTTCGGTTGGCAACGGTCGGTGCCCTGGATTGCCGAGGCGACGTTTCTGTTCGATGGGTTTCGCTGGTCTTCCCGCGGGTGACATTATTTCTTCCGGTGTTTCTCGCTAATAATTTTCGGCACTGTGTTCTCCCACAAGATTGAATGATGCAGTCGCCGACTAGTCTGGCCCATCATACGAATTTTGACAGATGACGGTGCCATCATGACGGTGAAAAAACTTTTTAGATATGTTCCAGACTCGACCCAAATTTCTGTCATTCCGCCGGGGTTGCTCTGTGTCGTGAGCTGATTGAGCTGAATATCAGTAACGGTAAAGAATAGTTCGCCCTGTGATCCCTGGACGACATAAGCGTTGACGTCGTCGTTCAGTCTTCCGGCGAAACGGATAGGCCTATCGGTGCGAACGAACTGCGAGTTCATTGCCTTGCGGAGGACACCCTTACGGTAGTTGCCGAGAATCCCGCCGATATGGTCTCCCCCCTGAGATAGGGCAACGGTGAGCGCGTTCGTGTCCTCGAGCAGGTCAAGCATGACAGGAATGATTCGGTCAAAGTTTCTGACCGTGTGCGACAACATTTTGTTTTTTCGAATGTACCGGTACGAAAAATTAGTGTAATCGTCATCAAATTGGGCGAAATAGTCGAGGCCAATTTCTTTAGCAATTTCTGTGAGCGCGGTACGAACAAACAAGGTTGATGCCTTGCTCGGGTTTGTGTCACCGGTGTCGACTCGTTGTGCGATTTCCTCTTTGTTGAACTCGTAGACGTTGTCGGAACCAAACACAGAACG